CTTCAAAAGAAAAATATAAGTCTATCCATTACGTATTCCCATCAACGTCTTATTCATGTGATCTTTCATTTCTTCTTGCGTGCACCATCTTTCAATATGCGGTAGAGTATCGTTCTCTCCCATAGTGAATGCAAAAAATCGTTTACTATTTTCATCATTTAAAACTCCATAAACCTTCTCCCCTACTTCTGGAAGATGTGGCGGTTTTTTCCAAATCATTTTACCGGAACTCCCATCCACCTTTTTGTGGGAGGGTTCTTTACCTTCTTTCTAGTAGTTGGCACTCTCTGAGGTAGTTTGCTACCTTTAGCTGTATGTCTTTCAAATTGTTTAGCAAGTTCTGGGTCATTTGCCCATAGATACGCCCTCTGGGCTTTACTTTTCAACGGCATAAGTCCTCCTTATATAAAGCCAGGAAGACAGAGCCTTCCCAGCCTTTATGAGCACAAGTTATTTACTATAAGATTTTTTCTTATGATGGCGTGCCATAAATTGATGATGGGCTTTCATCATGTGGTGGTGCAGACGCTCTTTGACGCCTTCATCCATCTCACGATCACCAGCATAAGCATGACCACGGTCTTTTTTTTCCATGGCCTTAGATTCGTCTCTGCGATCTTTAAGGGATTGAGACTTAGGTCCTCTATGTCTTTCACCGATGCTTTCGTCAAGACGATCGTTATATCCCTGTTTTTTTCTTTTCATGAGGTAACCTACCTAAATGTTCATTAATATCTACTATCTTCATCTCTACTTCGTCATTAGGGACCTCCTTTACGGACCTCCTTGATAACGACTTAGATTTTCCATTCCTAGACAAACCAGGAATAACCGCCTCAGCTATCTTCTGGGCCTTCCCAGATGGACGCGGCATAGCCATTAATACATACTGTCTGACTGATGACGATCAATACGATCGATGTTGTCACGATTGTTATCATCAATTCCTTTGATAGTGTCATCTAGGTAGTGACTATCCATGTATTCATTCTTTGGATAGTACTCATGCACAACTCCTTGTGGAAGGTTGGCAGGTGCGCTATGATTTTCAGAAAGCATACCCATGTAGCCTGAATCTAAACCACCTTTGAAAGATTTTTTCATTGCGCGGCTTTCATCTTCTCGATCCTTAAGACCTTGTTTGTATTTTTTTGCCATTATTTTTCTCCTTGAGCCATTACGGCCAGTTCTTCGACGTTTGGGGTTTTTACCGCTGCTTCTTCCTCGATCTCTTGAGGACTCTCAATAGATTGGACTGTTTTAGCGAGCTCCATGAGCCTCGCAACTTGCTCAATGTCCATTCCCTCTAGCTCCTTCATGGCTTTTACCAAATGAAGAGTTCCAAGGTCTCTATCCTTCTGAGATTCAGCAAGTCTTTCAACTGCTAAAGCGCGGTTTTCTTGTACGCGAGAAGCTCTTTCAAGCCCTAGTCCCGCGTTGGCTTCTGCCCGTGATTCGAGATCTTTTATTTCAGCCTTCTCTTTTTCAAGTGCGACTTGCATCTGCATTTCTTGAATCTGTTGTTGCTGCTCTTGATTTTGGCCAATCGCTTCCACGAGCTCTTCTTTATTTTGAAGCGTAGATGCCCTAATCAATAGGTCTTGTGGAATTTCAATACCAGCAGCGCGCATCTCCATGAGCTGTGCAAACTGCATTTGACGTTGAGTACTACTATTAATACCTTCTTCAACGGCGGAATCGAATTTTCCGAATGCTTTAGAGTAAAACTGAAGAGAGGGCTCCTCGTTTATTATTCTCTGAATTTTTCCTGGTGAGAAGTTTGTTTGGATGAGATCAATGAACAATCTACCAAGCAACTTCTGTGAATAGTCAAGCTGATCAAATAGAATCTGAAGAGTAGTGAGTCCCGCACCTTGGCGAAGCATGGCAAGAACTCCTGCTTTATCATCGACGGCGCTTCCAAGAAGCTCTTCGTTGACACCAGATATCTGCTGAATCTCTTCCCCAAGAATCTTAGAAAGTTCAATCATAGATTGAGGAATAGAAGGAGCTTGAATCTGCTCTACATCTGAAAGCTGAGCATCTTGTTTAATAGCGAGTCCGCGTCCTTGTCCTTGAAGAAAGATATCTTTTGGATTAACAAGCGAATCGGGCTTATACTTGAACCCGCTGTTGATTTGAGACTCTAGGATATCAAGTTCAATCACCTTTCTTCTATTATAAAGGTACTGACTGTCCCTAAGACCTCTAACAACACCTTGAACTCTATAGGGAAAATAGGGAATCTGTGGATCGTAATATCCTAAAACAGGAACGAAAGGATAAGGATCAACGCCCATGGGATTAGGCCCGCTATACATGACAATGCCCTGTGCAACTATAGCAAGCTTGGTAGTTGGGACCTCGATCTCTAGGGATGTTATCTCTGGGAATTTAGAGAGAAAAACATCGAGGTCCTCATCCTTACCCTTCCACTCCATTGTCTCGCCGGTTTTAACATCGACGAGGAGAGTCTGAGTCCGGTAGTCTCGATACCAAAACTCATCGTAAGTGAGGAGGTCTGTCATACCGTAATTGTAGGATTCCGGCATGTATTCAAACTTACCGTCACGATTTCCGCTTGCGTTAAGTTTGTCGATCTCGCTCTTTCTTTCAGGTAGTAAAGACTTTATTTGAGTTTTTGTCAACCACTTACGGGTCCAGATGAAATTACAGTCGCTTAAGTCGTGTTTTCTGAAAAATGGATCAATAAGATAGGCATTATAAGACACATTATCAATCCGGATATCTCCATTGATGGGGTCCTCTCGGTAGTCCATCCAGCAGGATAGAAGGTTCATTCCAGTGGTTAAAGTTCCATCAAACGCTTGGGAAATCGTATCCAATGTAGAGTCTTTTTCCATTGCCCACATCATTATCTTAGAGAACTGATCAGCAGTCTTCTCATCACTATTCTCAATGGGGACAACAGTAGTAGACTTTCGATGATTCCGCTGATATCCGCTCACCATATTACAAACGCGACGGATGCGATTAAAATTAAAGACACGTCTTCGAGCTGCCGGTATATTTCCATAGATATCGTCCCACAGAGACTGATCTCCAGCTCGAAACCGAGAGTCAATATCTGCCTCAGCCCAAAAAGATTGATTGATTGTAATAGACTGAGCATAAACCTTTTCCATCATAGTCTTTACGGTCAGGTCATTGTCTGTTTGATAGGAGATAAAATCAGTGTTAATTTGAGGGAAGAGTGTCATTAGTGATGTCGTCCTACATAAACGTTGTCTTGAAAAATTGAGGGCATATTACTGTTGCCCCCGTATTGAGCTTCATTGTACTGCTCCTCTATCTCTTTAGCAGAAATGCCATCAGAAGTCTTGGGTAAAGAGACGGCGAGATACCTGAAGGAATCTGCAAAATGAGAAGACCAATCATGAAGAGGACGTGGAAGATATACTTTTTTCTTCACATCGTACTCTTGTCGATAGTTCTCTAGAGCCTTAACAAGCTCCTCGCACTTCCCGTCATCAATCCATAACTTAGAGAATAATGACCGACAAGCTTCTATTCCGTCTGGGATCTGAAACTGATCTGCAATAGTGAACTTAACACCAAGCTGACGGGCTTTCTCATAACGAGTGATTCCTGATCCCCACTCTTTAACGCGGATGTCATGTGGGGCGATGTGCTTCCCGTAGGTGTATGGTTTGTTATGAATGATCTCTGCATAATGCTCAACTCCCTGCTTGGAGTTCTGGTAGCAGTCAATGATCCGAACCGTCTGTCCGATAGTCTGAAAGAAGATGATAGTTGTGCTGTCTCTTACTCCAATATCCCAAGCAGTATGAACTGGAAATGCACACTCCCACGGAACATCGCTTATCTTCTGCTCCCGTCTCATTCGATCCATGTAAGAAGCGTAGTAAGAACCTTCTACACCCATCTCAAAAGAGGTGTAGTATTCTTGCATGATCATGTCCTGAGAAAGCTCACCTGATCTTTTTTCTTTCTCTATTTCTTCTAACGGAATATGGTTTGTGTCTTCGATGGTTAACTTGTAACAAAACCAGTCGGGTGATTGCTGAGCTATTTGGTAGATGTTCCAAAGGTGATTCTTTCCCCTTGGCGTTGAAATAAAAAGGGCCCAACCCCCATTGGCCGTCAGTATAGGACGAATATATCGGTAGGCTAGCGGGTCTTGCAGCGCATATTCGGAAAAGACGCATCCTCGAGGGTTAGTGCCCATAAGACTGTCATAGTTATCTGAGCCAATAAGTTGAAAAAGAGAGGTTCCACCATCCTTCGTCTTCATTCGGATCTTCATTTCCTGAGAGTTCATTTGGACTACGAGGTCCTTCGGGAAGTAGTCGAGAATTCTGTGTCCATCGTTGTCGAGAGAGTCCCAGATAACTTTCTTGGCTTGAGAATAGGTAGGGAAAATATAGTAGTACACACCAGGGCACTCCCACATTTTTCTGATGACGTAGTTGAGAGCAGTGATGTCCTTTCCAGCACGCCTGGGAAGAATAGCTAAGACGCGCTTGAACCCCTCGTCTAATGCCTTAAGAACTGGAATCTGGTAGGCTCGGGGAACATACCTATTTAGCTTTCTTTCGACTTCTACGTTTGTTAGCATTGTCTTCGTACTTCTGCTTAAAAACTCCTTGAAGGTCGGCTGAGGAGTAGTTTTCTGACTCATATTTTATCAGGGTTAAATTAGAAGATTCAGCAACTTCCTTTTTTGCCATGAGTTCAAGATCAAATGCATGTGGATCATAAACCCTTAAGTATCTCATTAGAATAGACTGGAGATGCCTTGATATTTCTTTTTTACTGAAGGCATAGTCGATCCACCTAGAGTGTAGCTCACACACTACTACTTCAAAGGTGTTTTGTAATTTGGGAGACATCTCCAAAAATTGCTTGAAAAAACCCCACCCTATCCCCCTGTGGGACAAAAACTGTGGGATAGCCATGCTAGTGGGCTTCTTCACCCACTCTTCTAACCAGTCGCAAATGGTGTCTAGATACTCTTCCGATACTTGTGCTTGTTGAACCATGATTCCAAGGAATTAATTATTGTTAATCTCTAGGTATCGTAAATAAATGATTATTTCAATGGATAATAAAATAGGGGCCCACGTTTATAGCAAGCCCCTACCTAGATAAAAAAAGGTAACGAACTCGTGGCTCGCCATCTTATATGAATATGGGAAAGTGTCTTAAAAGGCAAATTTAAAAAAGGCCCCGCAAGTCTTACAAAGCGAGGCCGTCCGGGGCTCTTAGAGGAACACCCCAGAAGATTTGGAACCAGAATTCAGGAAGGGTTCTTTTTGTGGTAGTCTACTACCTCTTTTAAGTAGTGGTCCCAGAAGATCTTTTCGTCTTTCAATGTATAAGTATCACAGTTTCTAAAGTACTCGCAGAGAGCGTGTTGAACGACCGCAACGAAAGCTTCTTGGGTATTCACCCCACGAAGTTGCTGCATCTTACGAATTATTTGAAGCAGGTTCTCATTAATTGAGTCCATGGGGGTTAATTCAACTTCTTCTGCCTCTTCTGCTTTGAGCTTCATTATTGATATGTTGAACATCTGGTATACCTCTTTTGTTTTCAGTAACGTTAGTCCAAGCACATCTTTTGAGCAACGTTTTTTGCTAAGCCTCCTCTTCCTCAAGGAGAAAGTAGTCCCAAGAATTGAAACACGCGTGAATGTTCTCCATCCCAGTGACCCCATCCCTTCTGGTGATGATGAGTTGATTTTTATCTGTCATCTCAAACAAATACTTTATGTAAATATCTTCATATACATGGACGCTTGAGTTTGTATAGATCGTCATCTTTTTCATTAAAGCTTCTCCACTGTGATTACTGTCTTAGGCTCCTCGGAATATACCTTCTTGCTTGTGATTTCAGCAATGATCGAATCGTCTGCCCAGAGTATCTCATTAAGAGAGTCTTCGGTGAACTTGACGAGATTTGAAAGGTCAGGCTTCTTTTGGTGTGGCTCTCCAATCGCTTTTAAGCGTGCTCTTTTGGAATAACTCTTTGGAATGGGCATATGATACTCAAGATCTACTTTAACCGCCTCTGTGTGTGGAAAAAGGCCTACAGTAAGCGTTCTTACATCCCAAGCGAAGTTCTTTTTATCTTCCTGAGAAGGATCGTAGACTTTACCTCTCGATGTTCTATGCCTCTTTAAAGGCTTTGGGTTTCCTAGTATTTCTATCTTCATATTGGCTTTCCTTACGCTATATATCCCTACACGGGGATATATCATGAGCACTGTTTTTCGTTATGCTTCCTTTTTCTCACGAATAAAGATCTTCCTGCTTCTAACCATTCCCTCTTGCTCCTTTTGCCTAACGATGTAGCCCCTCTCAGATAGTCTTTTGAGTAGCCTTTTTATCTTAGACGTGTCGTGGCCTAGTTGTTCAGCTAATTGCTTGTCAGTGTAGGTGCAATAACCCTCGCAAGCCTCACAGCTTTTGATGAGGGAGTAAAGCTTGAGGTGCTCTTGGTTCAGTTTAACATCTTCTTTGAGATCGTCTGGAATATCGTGGTCGGCTAAGTATTGGTTCATGTTGTGACTGTTTCCTCTTTCCATATTTTATCCATAAGCTCTTCTTCCTCCTTAATTTCCTGAAAGAACTGTGGATCTTTGTTCAATATGATGTTGACGTTTTTTCCCATCATAGTGAAATGATTGCTTCTAATTAGGTAGAAACATTCTTGCAGGTTTTTTATAAGAGTTTTAACCACATCAACGCTTTGTCCCATCTGTTCTGACAGTTCTTCGTCACTAGCCATGCAAAAACCGGCATGCCAGCAAGATCTACTAATGCAGGTGTACATCATTACGTGCAAAGGGAAGATTTTTTTATCATGGATTATGTACCAACTATCCCAAGTCCTTTTTTTTAGGTGATATAGTAAGAAGTCTTCGGGAACTTCCTTTCTTTCTTTATGTTTCATGTTTTCTCCTATTTTCTGAGGCTCATAGCGAAACTCCAGTTCCTGTCTTTCTTTTCCACCAGCTTGTTAAGAGAGCCAAAGAGGTATTTAGCATGAGTGGTTTTTATGTAATTATTTTTATTTTGGGCATATTCTAGGCTCTCTAGGGCTCTATGTACCGCATTCTCATTAAAAGCGGCCAAGTTGGTATATATTTCTTTGTCTGCAAAGATTTCTCTCGCTAATTGGGGGAATCTTTCTTTGATCATAGGCCATTTGGGTAGCCATGTCGGGGGTTCTATTTTGGGGTCCGAACGATCAGGGGGGATTTTCTTCTTTTTACCCCCATTATTAATGCTTACAATAGAATTATTAGAAGTTCTAGAACTTGGTGTAACCTCATGTGTAACCTTTGCCTTTTTTTGGAGTGCTTTTTTAGTGTCTCCCCACCCTAAATTGCCTATGAAATCTCTCACAAAATAGAGGCACGTTTTTCTGTGTCGATAATGCTTTTTGATGAAGCCAATCTTATCTAGAATCTTTAGAAGAAAGTTCACATGCTTGCGTGTACATTTTATCATCTTGGCTAGGAGCGTTTGAGATGGGAAGCATTCTAAATAAGACCAGTTCTGAAGCAGCCGAAACAGATGCTGGCACTTTCTACTAAGATGTGGAAAGACTCTGTGGAAGTCCTGGGTGTTCGAAATCGCTGTTACGTCTTCCATTTTTCCAGGGCAACTAGCTACTGAAAGGCGATACTCAAGGTCGTCTTCGGTCGTTAAAGATATAAATCTTGTTGAATTGTTTTTATTTTGTTGTGAAGAAAAAGAGAGGCCTGGTATAGTTTGGATCATAAATTTCCTGTGAGAAGGGTTTATATTCAGAGGCCAGAAGCACCATGCTTCTGGTCTTGTTTTTTTCTTTTTTCCCCGATCCTACCGTTTTCCAAAGATAGATGTCATCAAAAAAATATTTTCTTCCACTGTTTTACCTTCACCGGCGAGATATTGAGTCCCACGTGGTGTCGGTCTAATCTGTGGAAGTGTTTTTGAAGAGGATCGTACTTAGCTCTAGAGATAATCGCATCGTTTTCAAGCATAAGGGAAACATCCTGGTAATCACCGGGCTTCCTAAACGAGTAGTCTATCCAGCTTTGTTGAGCGTTCAAAGACTCATTCATTTTCTTCTCAATTCCAGAAAGAATTGCCTGCTGATCGTTTAGATATTCAGATATTAGTACCCGTGGCTCAGAAGTCTCGAGCAGTATCCTTTTTAGTTGAGAAGCTTGTGAGTGTTGATTTTTTTTAATGCCGGCTATGGAGTACCAAGTGATTCCAAAGAAAATTAAAATTAAAATCAATCCGGCGAAAATAAGGGGTTTTTCCATCGTTGTTCCTGTTTAACTGTTTACCTTGGGATATAGGTTAGTCTCTTATTTTTTTCCATTCTTCTTCTAGCTCTCTTCTTTCGGCTAAGATAACAGTAATGGCGTGCTCAATTACTAGCAGGTTTCTCTTCGTTGGAGGTGACGTTGAGTTTAAGATTCTTCCGATTTGCTCTCTTCGGTATCCTCCTTCGTCTCCCACTTCCTCCATCGTTATCTTGCTTTTCTTCATAAAATTACGTATAGAATCAATCTTTGAGGCCATCATGTATCTTTTTGTGTGCGATTAATATTGATATGATGATATCATTCGAATATCTAAAAAGCAACAAGCTAGGAAAATAATTGAGAACAACGCCTGATGAGGCTATACAAAAACCAAACGTCACAACTGGAGAATTTATGAGCTATTACGAAACACCTGAGGACTTCTATGAAGTCTTTGCCAATGAAAGAGATGCGGAAGATGAGATGTCGGAGCTAGAGTATGCTCGAGAAAAGATGCAGGTAGTCCTTGATAGTCTATATGGAGATAAACCTCTTAATGATATGGAAGACGCTGTATTTGAAGTTTGTGGGGCACTAGACCTCCCAACACCTTTCAAGAAAGAACTAAACGTACAAAAGAAGTCGAACGAATATTTCGAGCTTGGCAAATACCTAATAGAAAATCAGGCCAAAATCTAAGGAGAAAATGGCCGGAAAAATTATTAACTTTTCGGAGAATTTTATGAGCATACCAGAAGAAACCTACGTCACACATGAACCAGAAAGAGCAACTCCTAGACCTATGGAGTCTGCAGAACTAAACAAGCTGTTTGAGGCTCTTGCCAAAGCGCAGCTAGAAATGGAAGTTGCTAAAACTGATAGCACCAACCCATATTTTAAAAGCAAGTATGCAGACCTTAAGTCTGTCATCGAAGCCTCGAGGCCTTTTCTATCTAAGAATGGACTATGCGTAATTCAGCGCCCTATTCCTGGAGAAGAGGGAAGGTCTTTTCTTCACACTAGATTGGGACACTTATCTGGTCAGTGGATGGAGAGCTTGATGCCTGTTAATCCTCCCAAGCAAGATATTCAAACCCTTGGATCGTATCTCACTTACTTAAGAAGGTATTCCTACTCAAGTATGGTTGGAGTTGTTGCTGGTGATGAAGATGATGACGGAGAAACAGCCATGACATCCTCTCGACAGCCAACACAAACTCAGAGTGAGGCGATCTCTAAAGCGCAGCTTCACATTCTTGCTGAAGAGCTAAAGGGAGAAGAGGGAATACTTGAAAACATGCTAAAGGCTTTTGCTATATCAAAGCTTTCAGATTTACCTCAAACACGTTATACTAAGTGTATTGAGAGAATAAGAGAGATCAAACGTAACAGAGAAGGAGATCAGTAATGCAACAGATTATGATTCTTGGGTTCGTAGGAAAAGATCCCGAAGAAAAATCCACCCAAAAGGGATCGAAGGGTTACTTCTTTCCTGTCGCGGTAGAAAGCTTCTCGAAAGGTGAAAAGAAAACCATCTGGTATCAAATTCAAGTATGGGATGTTGGACTGTTCACCATGGCTAAAGCTATAAAAAAGGGATCTCTTATTGTGGTTTCAGGAACTCTCGGAGAGACCTCTATTTATCAATCGAAAGATGGAGAGAACAGGGTTAATCTTTCTATTAAAGCGAGCTCTCTCATTTTTGTTCCAGGGAAGAAATCTGACGGAGAGGCAAATCAACAAACTAGAGACGATTCTGATATATCAGGGGTATTTTAAGTATGAAGATTGTTAACTTTCTGGAAGGACAAGGGAGTGACGATTGGCTACGATGGAGGCGCGGAGGAATCGGTGCCTCCGATATTCCTGTTATTATGGGGACAAATCGGTACACTACTCCCTTGAAGCTGTGGAATAAAAAGTGCGGTTTTGAGTCGGAAGATGTAGTAAATGCAGCCATTATGCATGGTGTTAAAAATGAAGGAGTGGCACGTGATTGGATTAATGAAAATCAAAATCTTAAATTAGAGCCCCTGTGTCTAGAAGATGAGGAACACTCTCACTTTAGAGCCTCTTTGGATGGATATGATAAAGATCAAAGAACTCTTGTTGAGATCAAGTGTCCAATTACGGATTCTATTTTAGATGACGTTAGATTGCGTCAAAAAGTTCCTGAGTACTGGCTTGACCAGATTCAGTGGCAGATTATTTTGTGTAATCCTATCAGAGCGATGATTGCTGTGTGGGATTACAGATATAGTTCGTGTGTAACGATCGAAGCGTTTTGCCTGCCTGAAAGACAGGAAAAGATGAAAGAGAAGGCTCACGATTTTTGGAGGAAGGTGGTTTGTGGGGTCCAACCAGAACCAGAATCCCAAGATTACATCGTTATAGAGACACCTGAGCTTAAATCTTTACTTAAGGAGTATGGTGAGTTAGATAAACAAGAAAAACGGGCTCAGAGCCGCAAGAAAGAGCTTAAACAGCAGATCGTAGAGCAGGGAGATGATGGAAACTTCTTGTCATATGGTTTTTGCATCACACGATGTATGCCTAAAACAACCTACGATATCCCTAAGATGAAAATGGATGGGATCGATGTAGAAAAGTATATCAGAAAGTCTAAGTCGATCGGTTTCTATAAAATCAACGTCCCACGTTAAGGCGTTTTAATAGTCTCTGGATGGGAGATTCCAATTATCTCTTAGCCGGTCTTCTTCTTCTTCGTAATGCTTATGTAAGTCCCTTACCTCTTTCTCGTGATAAACTCTTTCTAGCTCATTTCTTTGTCTCTGCTTTTCTACTGCCTCTTCTATGTGCCTTTCTTGGTCTCTGCGGTGATTGTGATCAGCCCTTTGTGAAGAGACTTTACCTACAAAAAATGTAGCGATAGCCATTAAAAGCATAAAAGCTGTTGTGACCATTGAGGATTCTTTTATTTTCATAGTTTTTTCCTATTTAGACAAAATAAAATATGGTTTGATTTAAAATGGTGTCGTCCTGGAATTCCGTATCAGTTACTGAGTCAAATATTTTATTATCACCGCTTCTAGCCAATAAGATATCTCCTAATGCACCCCTCACTCCAGCAAAAACTGAGGTGTATCCTACTCCAAGATTAATATCCGCGAATGCACATGCTGAGGAGTATTCTGATAAAGTGGACGGAGTAAAAGGAAGACCAGTGATAGTTGCTGCCCCAGTTTCAGATCCTTTTGATTGGAGACTCACTATAAACCCAATGAAAACAATATTTCCAATGCGAGTATAATTCCCCTGTTGGGTAGAATACTCAATTCCTGTTGTTTCTCCTCCAAATCTGAGAACTGGAGTCCAAGTGCCAGTTTCATAGTAGTTTAGGAGGTTGCTTCCTGCATCAAATGAAACAGAGGAGACCTCAATATTATCATCCAAGTTATATGTTACATCATTTACTGATCCAAACGTTGTTATATTAGTCCCCCCTAGAACTCCAACAACACCTGAACCATCAGGAGGTATGTTCCCTCCACTATCTCCAGCCAAAAACTGAACGTCACCCGCTGTCGCTCCTCCAAGCTTTATCCATACTCCGCTTGCTGTAGTTTTAGAAGTTAAATACCATAGATCATCGGATGAAGTATCATTCCAAAAATCTCTAACCTTGAAATTTCTATAATCAGTTGTTAGTGGTGCTCTATTGCGTCGAAATATACGTACAGGGACTTGGTCATTTGCTGGATATTCAAGAGGAGATTGAGGTTGATTGTTATTAGTGCTCATACAATATAAAACCCGGTTGTAGTTACAAGACTTGAATTATTGTATTCAGCGTCCGTGATAGTTGCGAATGCCACATTATCTCCCGATTGCACCAGCCCGGCAGTCGTTGTAGCTGTATTCGCTCTAATTCCAACAGTTGTATAACCAGCTGTTAGATTTATGGCGCCGTATCCTCCAACTGTAGATGTGAAACTAGAAGAACCGACTGTAAACGGCAGTCCAGTAATAGTAGCTGCCCCAGTGGAGCTTCCTTTATTAGAAATCTGAAGGAAAAGAGTGTAAAATACAGTGTTTCCGATGCGTGTATAAGTTCCTTGTTGCGTGGTATAGGTTATCCCTGTAGAACCACCACCAAATGTTAGTGCCGGTGTCCACGTTCCTTCTTCATAAGCACTCATTACATTAGAGCCATCATCGAAAGTGACACCATCTGCGTAGAGATTATCCCATGAATTTGTAGCCGAACCTAAAGAATCGGCTCGATCGGTTGTTGGAACAATAGGAGCTGCTGACACTGAAACAGCTCCTGACCCATCGGGAGCTATAATCACATCTCCATTTGTATCGGTACTGGATAAAGTATTTCCATTGATCTGTAGGTTATCTACTGTCAGGTCAGTGAGTCCGAATACATCTCCGTCGAGATTAACTGTAGCAGTTGAGGACCCCCCACTTGTATTGATATTTGTCCCTCCTGAAATAGTAAGAACTCCAGCTGCCGGGGTCGCTGTTCCGGCATCGGTGGGAACAGAATTAGCTACTGTAGAGAGATCTAAATCATAGTCGGACATTGTAATGGTGCGTGTAGTAGCCGTCGTTATAGAGGAAGCTTCAAAGGCTATTTCTTTTGTATCATCAGCATTGTCAAATATACGGAAAGTACTGTCATCAAATTCAGTTGGTGTTCCTGTGGTTCCTCCTGGAGTTATAGAAGGAGCTAGTCCTCTCAAGTCTTTTTCTTCGAGGGAAGTCCATCTTCCCCCAGAAGCAGCTTGATGACGCAAATTCCACTGGGAAATAAGAAATCCTGTTCCTTTAAATTCATCGGGAATAGTAAAGTTAGCGAATTCAGAGATATCCCTAAGAACTCCTGCCGAGTTATTATAGCTTCCGGAAGGTAGGTTTATGAATAACTTGCAATCTGTCGTATCTTCACTAACAACGCCCCACAAGACAAGAGAAAAATATCTTCCGCTCATACTTGCCCCTGTAGAGTCGGTAAGAAGAGTGTTCAAGTCAGTTGTTATCGTATAAGGAGTGACTGAATCATTAATCACGTAGTAATCGGGAGTTCCACTAAAAGCAGGGAAAGTGTGTGGGTGAAGTTGTAGAACAGATCCAATAGCTGTGGTGATAAGAACATTGTCGGGGACTCCCCCATTAGGAGTTATCGTATAAGTCTGAGAAACACCTGATTCCCAGGTGGCATTTTGTTTTCTAATCCAATAATTTAAATCGGGAATGTGCCCTTGGTCATTTGATCCCGTGACATGATCCGCCCAAGCATTCATTTTATATGCACCTTCAGTTTGAAGAGAAGAGGCACTTTGGCAAAGGACGGTCGCTATGGGAGCATATTCTGTAGCAGGGAAACTAGTGGTACTTGCGGTTAACGTTTTAGTAGACTGAAGAAAATATACGTAATTTAATTGGGGAGCTGTATCGGTTCCAGCGGTTAAAGTAACTGTATCTGCTGGCGTAGTATCCCAGTCATAAAATCCATCTGAAAATACAACTGTTAAATCGCCTCCGCCACTTTGCTCTACGGAGCAGGTGATCGTAGCTCCATCCGAAGTAACGGTTACAGCTGCTGATTCTTTTATAGACCCATTCCATCCATTTACTGCCGTCGTTTTAGCATTGTCACTAAAATCTATATTAAGAGAATTAGCTCCTGACGTAAAAGCAAGGGTTTCTCCTGTGGAAGTTAGACTTGCAAAAGCCGGATCGGCACCTGTAGCTCCTATTAAAACTTGACCATCTGTACCCGCGGGTGTTGCCACCATGTCAGTAGTTGAGCCTTGACCTAATATTACTCCATGATCGGTATAATCAGACTTATAAATAGCCGAGTAAGAAGTGCCTCCAACTACAGTTAAAGTTGCTGATAAGGAAGTGTTTGATGTGAACTCAATTCCCGTTAAACTTAATTGCCCCATTCCTGAGCCTGCTATAGCTGGATTGGTGGAGGAATCTACAGTGCAATTGCTCACGATCAATGGATCATCAGATTCATGGGTAATGGCACTAGAAGAAGAGTTCTGAATTAAACTTTCATATACACTGACTTCACAAGCTCCGGCCGTCGTAAATCCCGATAAAAAAACTCCATTATTAAAAAGAGTATCAGATCCATCTAAAAAAGCAATCGGAGTCCTGCACGTGGCGTTTTGAAATCTGTGAGTTCCTCCGAGGTTTGAGCTAAGTGCTCCGAAAGATCCTAATTCACTTTGGAGAATAAAGACATTTGAACCGAAAGTATTATTGATTCCTCTATTTCCTGATCCGGGATTAATAGTGTTTATTAGGGAAAATTCGCCGCCCCAATTATCTAAATCAAATAAATATCCTGAAATGTTTCCGATGATACACCCTTCAACATTAATGGTGGCAGTCCCGAGTGCCGAGGCAGAAAAGATAACACTCCCAGCGCTTGTTAAAGTGAGGTTTTTAAATACAAATGAACCCGTTAAAGGAGGAGTATGAGTTCCTGTTATGACTATAGGGGCATAAGTTCCTCCACCATTAACTGAAGAGTTGCCTCCAAACCCAACTACTTCTGTAGCATCATAAAGAGTAAGATCTTCTGTGTACGTTCCTGGCTGTACTCCGACTATCCCACCTCCAGCGGTATTCGCTGCATCCAGAGCATCTTGAATAGTTGTATAACCTGCTTGTCCTGAAGGTCCCACCACATAGGGTGTGATTGGGTAACCCGAAACAGAGGCATCTACAGTAAGAGTGCTCGTCCCTGGATTTCCGGTAACAGTTGTTGTGTCACCGCCCAGAATATCAATATTAAATAGTCCATCTGGTCCTACAGCTCCTCCTGTATCTCCGGTAAGAGTTTCTATATCGGTTCCAGCAGAACTAAGATCCGTTAAGGGCCCTTGTTGAGACATTATTTTCCTCCTTCCGCGGACATCACTTCAGCCCAAACACTTCCCGAGGTGCCGAGAGTTCCTACATATTTGACGTATATTTGAGTTCCTGAAGCAATAAAAAGGCCATCATCCCTTACTTTATTTGCTGATAGGTCTAAAAGTTTGAATGAATTAGAGGATAAACGAAGATGATCAGTAGTTCCATCAAAGGAAATATAGACCTGTTCATTAGTTTGATTCTGAAGTGAAATAAGCCTTACATGATCAGAAGTGGGCACACCTAAAGCCGCATAGGTTCCTGTAACCGATCCAAAGGCAAGTTCTCGTATTGCATCAAAAGAAACTCGTGTTCCGTATGCCATGTATTATCCTGCATAAATAAGGGTGATGTAAAGATCTCCCGCTGTAGGAGCTCCATCAGGACCTTGTTTTAAATAAAATTGAGTTCCAAGAGGAAGTTCCAAACGCCCTGTGTTTTGCTTGGAAGAGCTAAAATTAATGGTAAGAGCCGTATTGGTTACCGCAGTGTCTACTGGAACAAATATATGGTCCGTACTTCCATCTACCGATAGAAACACAGAGTTGTTATAAGTAGTAGTGATGATAATTGATTCTACCGGCTTAGTGGTAGCAGTGCCAAGAGCAGCATATGCCGCTCCTGCACCTGTATGATCATCGCCGAGAGCTTCTAAAAAACTAGCTTTAATTTTTGTAGCAGTTGTCATTATTCTCTCTTTTCTATAGTTGTCTTACGATAAAGTAGTTCACAATCGAAAGATCACCTGTCTCTGTAGATCCGGGTGTTCCTGTTTGCAATGCTGTAATAGTGAAACTTGTGGATGCACTAATCGAAACATCAAGCTCACCAAGTGTGGTGGAAGCTCCCACCCCTTCTCTAGAAAGGAATATTTTATCTGTTGCCGCAATGTTAGTGTTGGCAACTGTTACAGTTCCTAGAACAAGAGTGGCCTGCCCAATAAAGTCGGTAACAGCTCCACCTTCTACTTGAAGCTGAGTAGCAGCCGTTGGAAGAAGGAGGTTTCCTGTGACGCTGGTATCTCCAGTTGTCCCATCGATCACTAGACGATCATTAGTTCCAAGAGTTGCATTGTCTGAAATTACAAAGTCATCATTGGTAGAGCTATTATCAATACCCATTGTGAAGCTTTGACCCCCACTAATAAGGAAGTTGACATAGGGATCTCCAGCACTTGTTCCACCAACGGCAGCTTCAAAACCACCTCGTGAAGCAGCATTGGTATTATCAGAGTTCGTGGCCTCTAACGTAACATCTCCACCTGCACTAGATCTCGTAGCAATGATATCACCAGCAGTGTCTTGGATATCACCAACATCTACAATAAAGTCTCCTGTTCCTTTTGGAGATACTGTAATAGAAATATCGGTAGCTGATCCATCCGCATCAATATCATCTCCCGAAATAGTAAGCCCCGCTGTTTGATCACTTGTATTGAAAGTTCCTGAGGTGGTAGTTCCCCCTACAACGGTAAGAGTAGCTGCCAAATTAGCATTATCTGGGAAAGCAATTGAAGTGAGAGTAAGGGTTCCTGCACCGGTTCCACCAATCGCTGGATCATTTGTAGATTGAACTTCTCCACTAGAAATAGAAAAGTCTCCACTAGAATTGAAAGTGATCGCTTGGTTAGCTCCAGTTCTCCATGCTGTTTGAATAGCATATCCAGTTAAAGAACCACCGATGGTAACTGTATCCCCAAAACGCACCCCGTTTTGCATTATAAGGTCTCCAGAACCTGCTAAGTTTACAGGGCAATTCACATTACATGTATCGAATCGGAGGAATCCGCCACCACCATTGAGCTGCATGGTCTGACCTGTTCCCGCACCCATTTCAACATTAATAAACTTGATATCTGAAGATCCAGTTGCATTGTTGACCACTCCATCATTAGTGCTCGCTTCTCCGCAGTTATCCATGAGAATTTCACCTGTCCAATTGGGGACGTTAAATACATAACCATTCGTGACAATGATGAAAGAGTTGTTTATGTTGAATGTTGTCGATCCAGCTGCTGCTGAACTAATAATATGGGTAGCACTTATTAAAACGAATCCATCAAAAGTAACTGCGCCTGAAGCAGGTGGAGTATGAATTCCAGTAATAATTGCGACACCATCGATACTCATGAAAGTAATGCTGGAAGTGATATTTAAATCTTCTGTGTAAGTTCCAGGTTGAACCCAAATAACATTAGTTCCTCCTGCGGATGTTGCTGCATCTATAGCTGCTTGAACCGTTGCATAGCCAGCTTCTCCAGAGGCTCCGACAACATAAGGTGTAATTGGATATCCACCTTCTGCGTCTCTATTAATCGTAAGCGTACTACCAGCTCCGGCCACACTAAGTCCATCGCCACCAAGAATATTAATATTACCGGCTGTGGGAGAAAGTGCTCCACCTGTATCTCCAGTTAATGTATCTACATCTGAAGCTCCGGGTCCTAAAACTGACCATACTGCGGAATTAGACGCTACACTAGCTAATCCATAAATTTGACCCGAAACTTGGTCTACCCACATTTGACCAATCTCGTAACCTAGATCACTTGTGGTAGGAGCTCTTTGAGCCTTTACTGGTTCTGGAAATACATCTTGAAGGGGGCTGCCTAATCCATAAGCACGATTTTTTTTCTTGGAAACCATTTTGTCCTCTAAATTTTATTATTACTTTCTTTCCATTTACTACGAAAATTATTTTAATTCTTGTGGGAATAAGGGTTTGTGGTATAATCACCTATAAAACTAGGAATAAACGTATGGAAGAACCTAAATTCAAACAGCTTAATATTCTTGTTAGAGAAGAATTAGTTGCAAAGCTTAAAGCCTATGGGGCCTTCTCCAATCTCAGTATGAGAACTTTCATAGAGAGAATTCTTACTGATAAAGTTCGAAAGATCGAGAGAGGAGAAGACAAGACGATTAAAATAGAAAAGAAGGAGAAATAAGATGAGCGACAGCTGCCATATAGTCGAAAAAGAGCTAGCTGAGATCCGCGAAAGACTACGCAGGATGGAGAGAATGATTGACCGGATTGATATTAGACTTGAGTACTCCCAGAAAGTAGTCTACGTGAAACACAAAAACAACGAGGAGAATTGAAATGGATTGGTATCAAATTTTAGCGCTCGTAGGACCTACGGTAACTCTTTTCTTGTAGAGTCGTAGTGAATCTAGAGCTGATTCCAGGAGAGTTGAAAACTTAGTCGCCGCTATGAATACAGAAATGAAAGACTTTCATGGCCGGCTATGCAGTATTGAAGCTCAGTGGAAGGGAGTTAAACTAGAAAAAGACAAATCGGAAGAAATTTAAACAAAAAAGGAGGAGACATAAAATGGATTGGACACAAGTTTTTGTAATTCTAGGGGTTTTTGGAGGAGCATTTTTATATTTATCTATCAAAGTCGATGGAATAAGAAAAGATGTACATAATGTGGATAAAAGACTTACTCGTATTGAAGATAGATTAGAGTTTTCAAGCAAAGTGGTGTATGTACAACACGAGAAAATTAAAGAAAATTAATACTCAGAGAAGGAGGAAGTCATGAGCATTTTGTTTTGGTTGTTTATTGGACCGGCCGTGGTTATTGGATGGGTCGCTATGGATTGGTTGTTTGAGACTCTGGGAGAGCTTTAGAGGGTGATAGATCAATTCCACTCTTTTTCAGTTCTTCCTCCATCTTCTCTTGAACTTTTTTGGCGATAGCTACTTTATTGTTTTTCACGGCTGTCGTCATTTGTCTCGTAAGATTTTGAAGCCTGGGATTAATGAGCATTTCTGATGCTACTCTACGGGCAGCTTCTGTTCCTATCGCAGGAAGTGCTACTTTTGGGCCGAATTTTAAAAGACCGCCCAGTACAGCTCCCATTTCACCTAGAGCAATTAATCTATCTAGATCTTTGGGCTGAAGGTTTCTAGACATCTTGCTGAATTTAGAATAGAAATCGTTGGTTAATTCAAAGTCAGCAGCTAAGTCAGGGCTAATGTCTGAGATTCCTTCTTTCAGCGAGTCTTTAAGAGAATTAAGACGGTTCTTACCTCCTCCAATTTTCTTCCAATTTATTTCAGAGTTCAAGTCTTGCCAGAAATTTATTATGTCATTTGCCTTTACCGGTTTAGAGAAAAGATCTTGCATATCAGCATCTATACTTCTCCTCACAGAACTGGGCATCTTTTGGAGTTTCTGTCTTAATTCAGATTCAAGAGATTGTGTTCTTCCCGAAGATAAAATAGGAAGCTTAGCTCCTTCTTCTGAAATTTGAGAATAAACATTCCCCAGGGCTTCTCTGGTTTGTTTAGCGGCCTTTGCAGTTCTAAATCCTTTTGCTGCCACTTTTCCCAATACCGCGGCTTTTTTTTCTGTTGGGATTAATGGGGCAATTTGTTTTTCAGTAATGCCACGTTTACGTAGCATCTCTACGCCTTTTGCCTGTCCTTTTGTAGGAGAGATTTTCTTTCCAAGACCTGGAAGCCCCAGTCCTACCATTTCAGCTACTGTTTGAGCTACCTCTCCCCCTCCTACTTCTTCGGTCGCTTGACCAAGAGCTGAGGAAAGTAATCCTCTGCCGACCTTGCCAGCTACTCCGCCAGGACCACCTAACAGATAAGGAAGTGTCTTTGCAGTTCTTTCAGTGAAACGTTCTGCGAGACCCTCTTCTGGCTCTCCAATTAATCCCATTAAAGACTTTAGTTGTTCTCCTGCCGAAAGAGGCCCTTTTGCTCCCAAGGGTATAATATCTTGAACTCCAATAGCTGCCTCAAGCAAACCCTTGGCTCCTGCTCTACCTATCGAAGCAGCCTTAGAAGGTTTTTTTTCTTCAACAATCTCTCCAAATTCCTTGAATGAACCCTTAGAAGGTTCTTCTATAATCTCACCAAATTCTTTAAATGTCGGAGCACTCATTTATATAATTTATAACCTGCTTTTTTCGCTTCTGCGGCGTCAGATTTTTTTAACTTTCGTACGTTCCCCGCTGGATCTAACATTAACACTTCCTCAACAGAAATTTCTTCTGTTTTGGGAGTTGAGGATTTTTTTGGGCCTTCAGAAACAAGAGTAGAAAATTCGCTTTTCAGTTCCTTTTCTCTTTTATGTGAAGACCTTCTACCTTCACGTACTGCTTTGTCATAATCAACGTTTCGAATTCCACCTGCATTCTCAAATGCATTTAAAACTCCGTTATCATGAAGTTGATTAAGCTCGTTAATTATTTCCATCTGTCTAAGTATTAATGTTCTACCATCACTTGTATTGGCTAGAGAAGGAAGTCTTTTCATGAAGCGATCTACTTCGAAGTTAGTGACACGAGCCCCAAATGTATCTTTAGCTCCAGCTAGAAAGTCATTTATTGTTTTAACGAACAGTTGTGTTTCACCAGAAGCGGCAGCGGGCAAAACCAGCTCTCCTGTCTTTGGATGAACATTAATTCTACCGAGTCCTTCTGGAAGAGCTCCTGATTCGTTTAGTCTTTGAAGCTGATCAATTTTAACGTTCTCTAATTCTTGACCACGCTTCTTTTTTTCATGTTCTTGAAAGAGAGGTAAGTTTTTGTCATAACGTTTGTCTTGACGAGCTACAGATTCCTTGGGGGTGAGCCCTGATGTTCGGGAAGGTCCCACGGACTCTTCTCCCATTTCTATTTCACCTTGGACTTCGGGCTCTCTTTGAAGCTGATCCATAAACATGCTAGCAAATTGTGTTTTGCCACCTTCAGTGAGTTCTCCCCAAATCTCTGCAATCTCCGGAGGAAATCCTTTAGAAAGAAGGGCTTTTTTCTGATGTTGGGTGCGAAGATTTTGGATTTTGCTTCCAATAAGCATTTCTAAACCAGAGCCAATGCCTCCAGCAAAAGCGCCACCAATCCGTTGACCAGCAGAAGGAGTAGGATCTTCAAACATTTCGGGGGAAGTATAAATGGTCATGCGAATCCCTGTGTTAAACCAGAGCCAGCTCCTTGAGCTACGGCGGCTAAAATATTCTCTAAAAACCCTGGTTGTCTTGGTTTAGTGTATTCATATTGTGTGGGAGCTAGTGAAGGTTGCAGGAGTTGAAGTAATTGCTGTAGAGCTCCTTGCTGCATTCCAAGTCTCTGGGAAAAGATATCTTCTTCAAATTCTTTTCCGGCTTGGCCTAACTGTTGACCAAAAGCGGACGACCGTTGGCTTCCTTCTCCCAACATGCCAGTAAATCTTTCAGCTATGGATGGTAGAGTCTTTTGTTCAAACCCTCTGCGGGCCGGGGCAAAAAATGACTCAAAAGTTTCTTCATCTCCCCCTAAAATCTTGCGAAGGTTCTCTAGTCCCATTGGAAGTTGCTGTTGCAATCCGCCTCGCGCAGTTCCTAACAGCTGTTCTTGCTGGGGAGAATAAATTGGTTTAGTTTTTGTTTTTTCACCTTCTCCGAAGAGGAAATCCATGAAGGCCATAGGAACACCTATTTTTAAATTTCTTTTATGTATTCTATTACTACAAAACTGCGAGTAAATCCAGTGTAATTAGCCGTGGTTGTAGTGATATTTATGTTGGTAGCATCGATAGTTAAAGTTACACTATCTCCTGGAGTGGTCGTGTTGATATGGGGAAGGGGAATACCGGTTGTAAGTGTAGAAACCCCAGGATCGGTAGCTCCTCCATAAAGGGCTACAATAGAGTAAGTTTCTGTAGTAGTAATTCCGTGGGCGGTAGTGCTAGTTCCCGCATTAGGAAGAGTCCCGGTATCTACCACCACTCGAAATACATCCCTATAAGTAGAATTAGAACTTCTTGTGGTAGAAAAGGTGGGAACAAACTGTTTTCCAGTGATACTTTCTTCCGTGTCATATAGGCCGCTGTCTTTGCTGTTAGTAGCTAAAGCTATCTGATTTAAATATTCATAGAGCTTTATTTTAAACTCAGCATCATCTTCTGGGAGAATGAATGTTTCGGGAAGAAAGTTATTAGGATTGGGAGAAAAGGAACTGCTCATTTTATCCTGTGATCCTTCCTTGTGGCTCTATGTAGAGCATTATCGCATGCAGCTGAAAATCGGATTGAGAAATAGCCGCATTTTTCATTTGCTCATCAGACATAGAAAATAAAAGCTGAATAAAAGCTCCCTGAGATTGAATAAAATATCGATGCCAAATCTGCTGTTGATTTGGTTGGAATGTCTGGTTGTCTTCAGGTCTCGTATATAGAATATTACTTCCAAGCAAAACGCCTGGAGCCGCCATATCGGCAATAGAATCATTGTCGGTTGTGTCTATTAGATAATCTAAACTTACTTCTCCTAGAGAGGTCCGATTTAAAAGAAAGTCAGCATAAGGCATGCTAAATTGCTGACCCACGGGAGTGCCGGGGTTGAACTCTTTAGATAAGATCTTTAGATTGCTTATCCGGGTTGCCTTGGCCCCTCCGCTGTAGGTGCCTGTAAAGGTTGTATCTATGACAATATTATCATCATCAGTGACGGATTGAACTCTGAATATATTTCCGTTTAAAGATGTTATGCCAACACCCTCCTCAATTAAAATGTAGTCTCCGAGCATTAAATTATGATTAATAATCGTCAAGGTTGAGGCTGGTGTCATGTCTGTAATATAGAGTGACTGTGAATTAGAAGATTTTTCATTGTCTAGAATAAAGACAAATCCTTCTTGATTTCCTGAAATAATGAATGGAAAAGCTGACTGGAAGAGGGGAGATCCCCAGGGGGTATTCCAAGTCTGCCACTCTCCAAATCTATCTCCTACATTAGCCCAAGTAAGATCAGATTCTCCCTGATAATTTCCAAAACATGTAAAGGAGTCGTTAAAAAAGCCCCAAGTCCCGTTTTCGTAATTATATAGTAAAACACGAGTTGGAAAAGTTGGATTTGCAGAAGCATCAGGAAAAGTCCAATATACAAGTTCGTTATAAAAATCGCGTATCCCATAAACACGCTCAGGACCGCTATTACCATTGTGAATTTTAAACACTTCGTTAGGAATTTTTTCATCGATTCTCGTTACATTTACACCGTTACAGTTATGAACCCCTACGTTTCCAACTCCTAAAACTGTCTTATCAAATCCAATAATCGAGAAAGAACTTTCACACCCCAATTCGTCGTTAAGTTGTTGCCATCTAAATGGAGCACTCTCATTACCGGTATATACAAGTTCCCAAGTGCTCCTTTCAAAATACACTATGAGTCTATCTCGAAGTCTCTCAGCCGATATAATAGCTTCTTGTGTAGGTGCATCTATGAAACCTCCTCTTCCTGGGATATCATCAAGCCAAGATGTAGCGGCTGCTCGTGGATCGCCATTTTGAGAAAATCGAGCTCTGTTTTGATAGGTGCGATCAGTGGCACTTTCATCCTCAATAGTATTGAGAGCTATCAGTCGATCTTTAAACGCTACTAATACACGACAAGTTTCTAAGAAGCGTGTTGCCCCGCTATTAAGTTGAGGTCTTAAATTTGTCCAAGTAGAAGACCCAGAAGGAAGATATTTAATATTGTCAGCAGCATTATTATTAACTACATAAAAGTAGGTTTCATAAGGATTGGCTCCTCGATAGTTAACACTCCAAAAGAATTGAGAATTAGATCCTGCCCATAGAGCAGTTCCTAGCCTTCCCCAGGCTCCCCCTGTCCTTTCATATGCAAATTGAGTATCAAATCCGATAACTTGCTCTGCGTTGACAGAAGAAGTTTCCCGTACTCTAAGGCCCATCACAGGATCGGACGGATAAAAATAAACAGCAGTAGAGGGGTTTTCCGTATTTCCGGTGATAACAAGAGCACCAGTAGTCGTATTATAGGTGCCTGTGGCAGTTCCTGTAGTAAGCAGCGTAGCAGGAGTTCCCGTCGAATTTACAGTGAAGCGGGTGATCCCAATAGAAAACATTTGTCCTACTTCAAAAATAGCCCCCGGCACCGTAACAGAAAAGTTTCCTGTAACAGCATCGGTAGTGCCTACGTTTACTCTGAGTCGAGATTCCAGTTCAGTTTGTCCAATCAAGGAGTATCCAAACCTTTTCCTGACTCTTCCTCTCCAAACATAAACATCTTCTAGTTCGTAAAAAGCTTCTTCGGGAAGATAAAACGGTTCTACACGGTTTACCCACCCTTCTTGCATCGGACCTATAAGAAAACTTTTTAATACCATTTAACTTCCATAAGCCATGTAATAGAACGAATTTCCTCCCCCACTCCCTGAACTAGCCATAGTAAATCCCGTAGTAGATAAGTTTTGGGCATTCCATCCACTTACAAGTCCCGCAGCTCCTATTGGAGTAAGCATTACCGTGTATTCAACACTAGAAAAAGGAGACGAAAACACCACCGGAGTGTTAGTTCCTGTATGAGTAACAATTCCTAATCTTATTTGGAGGCCATCAGAAAAATTCCAATGTCTGTTTGGAGAAACTGTCACAGGAATCGTGTTTGTCATTTGTTGCTCAGTTCCATTAGATTCATTCCTCCAAAACAAATTAGGCGCCGAACCCGTATCTTTCGTATAAAGAGCACCTTCATTGGATGCTGTGGAAGGAGCGGAAGATTCTTCAGGCATTTGAAGAAATTTGTGCTTCCCTTGATCAGCATCATTAAATTGGACATGGTTAACAGCCACCGTAGTTGAAATAGACTGAAAGTTTTGGAGTATTTGGTCTTGACTGCTTGAAGGGTTGTCAGTGGGCTGCGGAATATTGGAAGTATATGATGACATTATTAAAACCTATTATTGTTGCTATAAGGAAACGACACCATTTCTGTATAGATGGTAGCTGTTCTTTCATTAGTCTGTTGTACGACATGTCTGTTTAAGACGAGTTGTTCTTGTTCTTTAAACCCACGCATAATTTGATCTACGCCTTCTGGGTCTTGAGAGTCTTCAAAAATCTTTTTAGCTGCTCCGTAAGCTAAATATTGCCACCACTGATTCAAAATAGGCGCTTGATTAGAAGAAATAAGGGCGGAGGGTGTTAAAAAAGCATTTAATTCCACTGGATAGGGTTTATCCGGCACAGGACGAAGTGTGATCACATTGTCATAGAATAACACTGCTTGAGGTCTATTAGCGGCATACGGAGTGAATACGGAGGTGATTTCATTTCCCACAGGAATGTTATTTGCAAAAGTAATTGTCCCAGCTCCAGTAACATAATTGATGCTCCCAGTTACTGCGGTTTCTAATAAACTGATTTCCCAGTTTCCTGTCGTACGATTAACAGGGCTATCCACTACCTTTACCGTTGCTCCTGTACTGTCAATTGCTCCAATTGTAATAGAATTCTGAAGAACGGGAACATTAGTAAGAGTGAAAGTATAAGGCCCCGGCGTTCCGTCTCCCGTTACAGAAGAAGTAATGTCTCCAAGCTCCGGATATATACGCAGGAATTGCTCTCTAGATTGAGAGTAAAAGCTTTGATAACCCGCGATGTAAGCTGGTGGCTGCAAGTTGTAATAAATATTTACGGCAGTTTCTGTTCCTCCATCGAAGGCTACCTGCATTGTTCTCAGGTCATATTCAGCTACATTCGCTTCTGTCATAAACTTGAAGGTAGAGGTATTAGAAAAAACACGCAGGTGCTCAGGGAAATCGTATTGATAAAAAGTATTCACATACTCATCGATCTGAGTATCGGTAATTTGTTGCGGAGAAGGACGGCCCGTTAGCCGCCTTACTTTAGTCCTTATTGTTGCTAGTGTGCTCATCTTCCTCTTCAACGATATCTTGGAATTCTAAACTATCAAATGTGCAACGTTGGACTTTTTTACCAACATCAACAGAAGGATGGCCATTAGAATCTAAAACATGAGAATGCTGTGGCCACCAGCAATTTTGATTGAGGTGCTTTGCAACCATGAGAGGAAGTTCATAGATGTCTCCATCTACCAAAGTATATTTAAGGACATCGTCTCCCTTGTACTTACGGAAACTGAATGTCATCGAACCACCACGTGGCTCATAACAACGAAAAATTCCTTTCACAATTTTGTGATCATTTTTCATCATTTGTCGCATTTCTTCATCAGAAGTCTTGCGAACATTTCTAGGTTTTTTTAAAGTAGTAGTGCTCATAAATTCTCCTTATGTGACGTTTGGAGTTAATTTAAGGGGAGAAATATATTCTCCCCTTTTTTTTAGCTAACTAGAGAAGATTTACCGGCTTTCCAATAAATAACATCTCCAGAAGAACCAGCAGGTCCATCAATTCCTGAACTTAAACGCATGCCGATGAGAGACTGGTTGTCAGTCGCATCATCAAGAGTATTTGCATAAGTTCCACTAGCTGTCTCTCCGACCGGTATAACTTGAGCTTGTGTAAAGGGAACACCAGCAGTTAGCGGGAAAGAGAAAGCAGTAAATGCTGAAGAATCGACATCAACTGTTATAGTGTTGTTGGCAGTGCTTACCGCAGTAATATTCGCTAGAAGACCATCCATTTCAGTCATACCAAAAGCGGACGGAACGTTAAGCCTAATTGACTGTCCCGCTGTTAAGCCATGAGTCACTGACATAGTGATAACGGCGCTTGTTGCTTGGGTAATTGCTGTGATGAATCGTCGTCTTGGATAAAACTGAGGATCAAAGTCGATTTTTCTCCATGATCCAGTAGTTCCAGCAACAATTTGAGCCATGTAGTCTAAGCTAAATGTAGTGGTACTTAAGGTATTATTACCTACAGTGAAATCCATTCCACCAAGCTGTTGTGCACCTGTAACATCGATAATTCTAACGACATCACCAGCAGCCAGTCCGTTAGTACCAGAATTGGTAACAGCAGGGATAGTAGCTCCCGGTGCATTGGAAATAGCTGTGATTGTTGCATTGAGGTTTCCTGGAGCTTGACTTGATGTGTCCAGAAGTGTGAATCCACCACTGGCAAGAGTTTCTCCCTGGAGAGTGTCGGCTCCATCGGCCTTAGTGAATTCTACACCAGTACCAGTAGCCATTCCTCTTAACCACTCAAACTTTACACCACGACCTGGTGTTTGTTGAGTCGCCATTTGTGTGTAGTTAATTACTTCTACCCAGTCAACGTCTGAACGAAGATCTAAGTCTACCGAGACACCTGTAGAAGTAAAGCTACCTGATTGAATTATTGTTGATGCCATTACTTGCCTCCTTAAGCGCTTAATGTTGTTCTAAGATTAAGGACCCATGCATCGTTTGTGATACGTGGTACTTGTGCAAATTTATATCCAACAGAAGCATTGAGTGCTAAAGGTCCATCATAGATAGGTGGACGGTAGATAAACTGCGCACTGTAACCATCTTGTTCAACCACTGCATAAGCTTCCATACCAACACAGAAAACGTTGAAAACATCGTTTCCGTTGTTAGATCCAGCTACTGTTTCAGATCCGATTGAAGAAAGAAGGAAACGTAGGTTTGAGACACTTCCCCACTCAGGGCGTAGTGTACTCATTTGACTTGGATATTGTGCTTTAGCAATAAATCCATTTACTTGTTCAAGATCGCCAATAAGCTGAGTTGAACCAAGAGCAAAGTAAGCATCCCTAACAGGAGCAGTTCCAAACCGGTCTTCTCCTTCGATGTTATCAGCAATTGTGTAAGCATTGTTATCAGCAAGAGTGCGGATAATAACGTCGACATCGCTACGAGTGAGTTCAGTTGGGTTATCGCCATTTGTTCCACCCACACAGTTAATGAAGGAAGCAGTTGAAGCTAGCATGTTTCTTGTTAGTTCATCCTCTGTTTGGCGTAACGAAACACCAAGCCGTTGAGCGGCCTCATTTAAAACCATTCTGTTACTTTTATGACCTAGCAAAGCTAGGCGGGGAGTCTTGTTATTCCTCCCTCCCAAGGTTTCCTCTTGGGGTCGGACTATCGCATACCCTTTCGGGTCCATCTCACTTAGTCTCTCACGGTGGACATAAATCAAGTTCTCGTTTATTATATTACAGTAATAAATGAGTGTCATATGGGAAGAATCGTCAAGTTTACTACCGATCAAACTCCAACTCAGCTTGCCTATTTGGCAGGCCTTATTGATGGAGAAGGATGTTTCTACTTTGGAAAAGTGAAGCAAGGAAGATACGGCAATGGTACTCAATGGCACTGCCTTCTCAAAATCTGTTCTTGCGATGCAATTCTTATAGATTGGCTCAATGAACTTTTCGGAGGATATAAAGAGATGAGAACAAGATATACATCCAAACGCGCTTATGAGCGCGATGTATATTCTTGGACAGCCTCTGGTCCTCTTCTTGAACATATTCTTGAAACGTGTTCCTCTTACTTGATTATAAAAAAGCCTCATTCGGATGTTATGAAAAAGATTCGAAAGACCTACAAAAACATCGGAAGCAAGCGCCTTTCTGATGAAACTGTTCATCAAAGAGAGGCTCTTCTGAGGGAAATTCGTAAACTTAATTCTCGCTTTCATGGTCATCCATTTAAAACTTAATGTCCTTCCGCCCTGTCGCCACCGTCTTTACGCTGCGGCTTCCAAGTCAATCAGAGTTGGTTTAGAGACCCCATTTTGTTGTCTAGGGTCTTGGTTTTGCAGTGTTACCTGCTCGTTAAGAATTATGTAGCTCCCATAGAAATCCATCTCAGCATCAATGTTAACGGCTGTTAACTGTTGGGGAGGAGGAGTAACACCGGTATTTCCTAGGGGAACTGTAGCAGTCCCTAGTGGGTTGTAACGGCGCATTCTAAGTGTTGTACCACCATTCCTTGGCATCTGCTTAGGCATAGCTGGAATATTGTGGACAAAATAAGGAACTGGCACACTAAGCAACTTATAGCTAAAAGCCTGTTGCACTGGAGCCGGTAAGACACTCGTGGTGGTAGTCATTTTATACCTCGGTTATTACCGAGCCTTCGCTGCGTCGACCATTTCTTTTTGCAGCTGTTTTTTGAGGTCCGGAGTAAGTCCCTGAGCAAATACATTTGCTTCATGAAGAGCTCCTTGACCTTTTACTGCTTGCACACTCATAGGCTTGTTGTGATTGGATTGGACTTGTTGCTTTTGCTGCGAGAAATCTTGGGGTTTTTTGTATATCCCTAAGGCTTTTAAAGTTTTATAAGCCGAGACTCCCTTAGCAAAAATGTCGTTTCCAGAAGTAATGGATCGATAAATTTCAGGCTCAGTTTTTTTTAAATTTTCTATATTTTCTTTTGTTACAACATCGTCGAAATCGTTAAAACGCGTCTTCAGGCGATCTGGAATTGCTTCAACTTCTTTTTGATAAAGCATCTTTTCCACACGAGACATAAGCTTTTTTACATGACGTCCTTCTACTAAGTCGTCATCTCCTATATCAATAGAGTCTTCGTCTTTGTGAGGAGAAGAAGCCCGAGTCTCGGCAAATGAATCCATTTGTGCTCTTAGCTGTTTCACTTCTTCTTCAAGTTGTTTTTTTCCCTCTCGTAGCTGCTTGAAGTTATAATCTTTATTATCTTCTTGCACCCCAGCAGAGGTATCTAGTTGCTCTTGGCTTAGTGTCTCTTGCGTTTGCGGAGGGTGAACGACTTCCTCATTTTGAATTTCTTCACTTACATTCGGGGCTTCAACTGCCATAAGAACTCCTTTTTGCGAAGGCGACTCGCGTTTACGCCTGAAATTTAAACCCATCCCGTAACGTGGGAAACGATTCATGAGTTAGTTTTTAAATAAAATGTAATGGGATTTATTTCTATGGAGATTAAAGAATTCCTTCTTTCATGTTGATCTCATCACAAAGCTTATCTAATTTGCCTGAGTTGAAATCCATTACATAGTGGAGGAACTCTTTTTGCTCCTTGGGATACTTTAGAATATCCATAGGAATAGATTCACACGACTGCTTGTCTGGTATCACCCATATAAAAGAAAGGTCTGCGGCCTCTCTATTGTATTTATAGACCACTTGATCGTACTCAGGTCTTGGGCACGTTTTACGAGGCATAAAGTATTGCCTAACGACATTCATCATCAGGCGCTCTTTCTTGAAGAGAACAACTATGAAAAAGTTCCCTTTATAAAGTTCTTCTCCACGCTTAACCGCTAGTCCCACTTGATTTTCGTAAGAATCGTCCGACTCATTACCTTCATGCATAGCCTGCTGAAGCTCAATAGGATTAATCTTTTCATCTTTTTGCTGAAGTTCATATGAATAGGCTCCTACAGTTTTTTTGTTTTCCATTAGTTTCCCCAGTCATACATTAGTCTTTTCCAGCGAACAATAACTTCTGAGCTCTCTACTCTTCGACCATCCCAATTAAATTCAGCCCACCAGCCACTCTTGAGCTTTCCTTCGCTAGTTTCTAAAAGGACTAAGTCATATGGAATGGGCTTATACATCTCTGCATCTGCCCACCCATCGGATTCAAATTTGGTCAGTTTGTAGACTGGGGAATAGGAAACCTCAACTAAAAATCTTTTTTTATTAGGAGTCCTCTTCCTTCTCTTTTTCACTGGAAAGGCCGTGCTCATAAACTTTCTCCTTCAGAATGCTCATTTCTTGTGTGACGTATCTAAATAAATTTCTTATCACACGAGGAAGTTTTTCTGAAGAAATGTTTTCTATATGATCTATTTGCCAGTTGAGAAGCTCTATTTCTGTATGACGCTTAGCGCAGAAAGAGCATAAGATTTGATGATATTCATCTTTAGGAGACCGACTATCAGCCCACAAGAGGAAACAAGAAGGACATTCAAATTTCATTGCGAGCCAAAGTCAAAATGCGAAATAGGACTAGATTGATATACCCATTTTAAATAACACACCGCCACTTCTTTTTCCAGGAGAATGACTGTGAATAGGGATTTCCCATGGATGAACATTAATTTGGAAGAAAATAAAGTGTTCTTCCGAAATATTCCTTTTAATCCCAGCTATAAATTCGGGATAGAGGGACCTATGGTTATCCTTTAAGTGTCCGTGATTAAAGAGTGCACTTACCTGAAGTCCCAAGCCTCCATAAGCCTCTCCTAAATCATTTTTCAAAAAAGAAGATAGTGCCGATGCACTTACTATTGCATAATGCCAGTCTTCCCATGATCCTTTAACTAGTAGATAAGATGCATTAATGTCTAACATAACATCCTTATATTGGGTTCTCATACCTATGGTTGGCACCACAAATGCAATATCGGACCCACTTATTCCTGCATACTTAGAAATTTCGTGATATGGTTCTTTTTCTAAGTCAGCCCATCCTGTGTTCACGACAGAAAACGCAGCTAACATGATTGTAAAAATTAAACTTTTCATTTTGGTTCCCTTTGGAAAATTAAAGATAAAGAATACCATTTCTTGTCTTATCTGGTCAATCCCTTCGAGTAAATATAACAACCGTTTATGAACCACTATAAAACCTTTCTAGAAAAACCTCGAAAATCCCATATTTCTATTCTTTTTAGTAAAAAAAGGTGTTCACAAAGTAAGAGTTTAGTTTAGGCTCGTAGAAACTTTTTATTGAACCTTAAAACACACCATGAAGATTTTAATCGGAGGACTCGTGTTAACACTATTAATCGGACTAGCGTCACTCTTTCACTTTTCACCTGCTTTTCCTATATTTTATGAAACTAAATGTGAGTTTTTCATTCCAGGACAGACCTGCGAATGGTGGGTGTGCGCTTACTGTGGCACATACCATGAAGACAGCGACTCCTTTTGTGACTGCCATCAAAGACAAGGAAAATACCTATGATGTTTGGGTATGCTCGTGTATCCACCCCACAACAGTCTCTAGAAAATCAAGTGGCGCTTCTTAAGGATGCCGGATGTGAAAAAATATTCTCAGAAAAAATCTCCGGATACAACTGTGTAAAGGGAGAATTCGACAAGATGATGGAGTTTGTGAGAGCGAAAGATGTTGTAGTAGTTACCGGAGTCGACAGGCTCGGTCGATCTACCAAAGACCTCACTATTCTTTTGGACGAATTCCATAACAGGGAAATTGATCTAGTAATTCTTGGACACGACATAGACACTAGAACAGCACATGGGAAGATGATGTTCGGATTCATGGCTATTTTTGCCGAGAACGAGAGAAACAGAAACCTAGAAAGAATTCGTCAGGGAATGGAAGGCGCTCGAAAAAGAGGTCGACATATCGGACGTCCAAACAAGCTCAAGGGAGATAAAATTAAACAAATGGTCAATCTCTACAAATCACAAGCATTAAGCGTAAAAGAGCTATGCTTGATGTATGGAGTTTGTAAAGTAACTCTTTATAAGTATGTCAGAAAAGACGGGAAAACACTAAATTTGGGTGAGGATGAAAGAAGTACAGCTTGACATGTTTGAAGAACTTTCCTTTGTGGAAAGAATGGAATTTCAAAAAATTCATGAGATCGAGGTTCAACAAAGTAACCTTAGAAAAGGACTTTTCAGGAGATACAACGAGCACTCAAAAAGAATCCAAAAACTAGAAGAAATGCTTGGGGAACTAACAATAATGCTTAAGTTAGATGAAGAAAGAAAGTTGGAGGCAGTCTAACTACGAACTTCTGTAAACATTCTGCATAAGCTCTCGCCCGCTTTTAACTTCCTGTGAATCAAACTCACCAGACTTCCATCCAATTAATAATCCGAAGCAAATAATAAGACACGCCGACAGTAAAATCCTAAATGGATAAACTTTTACTCCACTAATCCCCATAGTCCCTCTCTCCATCATAAGACCCACCGTCGGAGTCGTAAGAGTCGTTATCATGGTCTCTATGATATTCACGAGAAAAGTCCTCAAAAAATTCATGAGTAGATTTCTCGGTTAGATCATAACGAAGAATATCTTCCATCTCGGGAGTATGTACATGGAAATCAAAAGTATGAGCCACTAAAACACCAGTTGTTAAAGTGGTAAAAAAATACATTAAAAATTTCACGAGGTTCCTCCAGTTGTTAAAGTGGTAAAAAAATACATTAAAAATTTCACGAGGTTCCTAATGATTTATCTACAGAGAGAGAATGCAAATTGTTTAACTCAGTCTTATACTATAGATACCCTACTAAAGGAAGACAAGGGAAAACCTACTTTCCTTTACTTTTTCTTAACGAGGGATACTTTGCGTATACTGCTCTGCGTATGCCAGCTGGAGAAGGTGCGTTGTGCGCATAAGCTAAAGCTGCTCTTGCTCTCTTAAGGGTATTAATAGGAAATGACCCTTCCGGAGAACCGCCCTTTGGACCTGCAAAATCTTTCTTGGAGACCTTCTTATATTCTCCTACATTAGAACCACCAGCTTTCTTTTGAAGCTTAGCTTCCTTTCCTCTAGGAACCTTCATTCCCTTTCCAATCGTTACTTTCTTAGCCATTACTTTTTCTTCTTCTTTAGTTTTTTTATGAGATCTTTGTCTTCTTTCATCTCTTCTTTCAGATGCTTCCGTTGTTTCGAGTACCCCTTGATATCGTCTTTAAGGTGTGAAACAATCTTCTTCTTAAGTCTTTTCATGTAGGGATCCTTGTTCTACTGATTTGTCTCCTGGATTAGGACCATAGTGGTTGCACCTTCTCTCAGGTCGGCCGCATGCACAAGTAAGAAGCATCAAGCTTCCCAAGAAAAATATAAGTCTATCCATTACGTATTCCCATCAACGTCTTATTCATGTGATCTTTCATTTCTTCTTGCGTGCACCATCTTTCAATATGCGGTAGAGTATCGTTCTCTCCCATAGTGAATGC